GATAGTTCTACTAAGACAGACGAATACGCTGCCCTTAGATCGATTTTTAAGAACGATTGCTTAAAGAAGATAGCCTTAGACTTAAAACTCTTAGGAGAGGCTTCTTTTCAAGTCTTATATAAAGACGGAAAGGTTTATAGAGCGGAGCATTTTCCCAGACAAACTCTAAGAGCTGAAAAATATAACAAAGACGGAGATATAGAAGCTTATTACTATTCCCCTAATTGGGCTAAAATGAAAAATAGCGATAAGGCCGAGAGAATAGCAGCCTTTGGAAAAGGTAACGGTATAGAGCCAGAAATTAAGATTATTAAAAAATATGTTTCTGGTTACGATTACTATTGCCCCGTAGATTACGCGGGGAGCCTAGCGTATGCTGAGCTTGAGAGCGAGGTGGCAGATTATCTAATTAACGATGTTCAGAATGGTTTTTCGGGGACCAAAGTAGTAAACTTTAACGCAGGAATACCAGATAGAGAGAAGCAGCTACAGATTAAAAACGACGTAATGCACAAGCTTACGGGCGCGAGAGGAGAAAAAGTAATTATAGCTTTTAATAATAACGCAGAGCAAAAAACTACTATAGACGATATCCCTTTAGATAACGCTCCAGCTCATTACGAGTACTTAGCTAACGAATGTTCTACTAAATTAATGGTAGGCCATAGAGTAACCTCTCCTTTGCTTTTAGGAATTAGAGACGGTAATAACGGCTTAGGTAATAACGCAGACGAAATTAGAACGGCCTCTTTATTATTCCAGAATGTAACTATAAGACCTTACCAAGACTTAATTATAGACGCTATAGACCAAATATTAGCAGTAAACGGAATTAGTCTTAAATTATATTTTAAAACGCTTCAGCCTTTAGAGTTTATCGAAACAGATAACGCTATTACGGACGAAGCTAGAGAAGAAGAAACGGGAGTAAAGCTTAGTAAAGAAGAGCCAACGGACGAAGAGCTATTAGAGAGCCTAGAAGGATTAGGCGAAAGTGAGGAGGAGCTATTAGAGCAGGGCTGGGAGCTTTTCGACGAAAGAGCGGTAGATTACGAGCAGGAAGAGGCCTTAGATAAGATGCTAAGCTTAGCTTCCGTAGCACCAAGTAGAGCAACGGCTAAAAGTGAACTAGACGGAGAGACTGAGACTGGTAAAAGATATTTAGTAAGATATCAGTACGCTCCTTTAATCGTTAGCGGTAATTCTAGAGAATTTTGCCGTAAAATGGTAAGAGCTAAAAGAATTTATAGAAAAGAGGACTTAAATAAAAATAGTACTGCTAATAGCGAATTAGCGGCCAAAGGAGAGAACTCTTATAATCTATTTTTACACAAAGGAGGAGCTAATTGTAAGCATTACTGGCTCCGTAAAACCTATATATTTAAGGACGGAGTAAAACCAGATCCTAATAGTCCTAAAGCAGAAAGAGCTTATAAAAGCAAAAGAGAAAAAGAAGGGATTAAAGATCCTACCTCTGCGGAAGAACCTAACTTAGTTTCTACGCGACCAATAGATACCCCAAACAAAGGATATAAAAACCCTAGATAATTATGGCAGAGGCATTATTAATATCGAGAAAAGACGTAGTTAAGTTTACCTCCATGAACGGTAATATAGATACGGACCATTTTATCCAGTACGTTAAGATAGCGCAGGATAAGCATATAGAAAATTATCTAGGAAGCGACTTAATAAATAAAATAAAAGAAGATATAGTAGCTAGTAGTTTAGCGGGAGACTATTTAAACTTAGTTAATAATCAAGTTAAGCCCGCACTTCTTCATTGGACTATGGTAGAATTTTTACCTTTTAGCAACTATACTATTGCTAATAAAGGAGTATTTAAACATACTAGCGAGAACTCAGATAGCGTAACTAAAGAAGAGATAGATTATCTAATAGAAAAGGAAAGAAATACGGCCCAGTATTATACTGATAGGCTAATAGATTATCTAAATTTTAACGCTTCTTCTAAGTTCCCAGAATACTATAGTAATACTAACGAGGATGTATTCCCAGATAAAGATTTATTCGGTGGATGGATTATTTAGCGGAGAAAAAAGTAAAATATAAACCAAAGGCAAAAAATATAGTTAAGTTAGAAAACTATATAAAAAACCTAGATAACAAATTGGTAAAAAAATTATTAGTATAATATGGCTAACGCTATTAATTGGGGGGAGATTTATTGTAGTTCTTGGTTCGGAGATGTATCGAACGAGAGTACCCTCCATATTGATAGCCAACCTACTTGTTTCGTTTAAAATATGGCAGCAGTAATAGATTGGTACGGTAGAAACGAGATAGGATGGGGTAAGACCTACGAAGTCGCGAACGCGGGTAACGTAAACGAAGCTAATAATTGGGGTATTATATACCCTTTTAATTTCGACGGTAGTACTTTTGATGTATCTACTTCGGCAGTAACGGCAGATAATAATTTATATACGGCAGATCAAACACAATTTTAAAATAAGAAAAAATGGCTAAACAACCTATAGGAATTGGTAGTAGCGCAAACGATGGGACGGGGGACGCTCTAAGAGTAGCCTTTGATAAAGTTAACGATAACTTTGACGAAGTTTACGCAGACGATTTTGTAACTACCGCAAGGATAGCAGACGATGCTATTACAGAAGCCCATTTAGATGCTACTAATGCCCCTACCGATAACTACGTTTTAAGTTACGATAGTGCTACTAGTGGTTTTACATGGGTTCAACAATACGACGGAGATATTACTTCGGTAGTAGCTGGAGATGGATTAACTGGAGGAGCTACAGATGGAGACGCTACTTTAAACGTAAACGTAGATGATTCTACTATAGAGATTGATACAGATACAGTAAGATTAAAAGACGACGGAGTAACTCATGCTAAACTAGAAGCGAGATATACTGCCGTACAAGATATATCTACTACAAGTGGAACTATTAACCTAGACGCTTCTTCTTACGCAGCGTTTAATTTAACTGGTAACTTAACTACGGCTACGTTAAATATCCAAAACATGAAAACGGGCCAAGTAATAGATATTTTACTTTCTGGTACTTTATCTAGTGCGGTTATTACTTTAGCAGACGATTTTACTACTTCAGCTATTAATAAAGTAGGAAGTAACGATTTAGACACTACAGGAACTAATTTAATCCAAGTACTCTGCGTAGACGATACAGATTCAGACGCTATTTTAACTTGGGCAGTAGCAACTTATACAACCGATACAACCGCATAATTATGAAGGCAATACAAATAGACGGAGCGATAAAAAGATACACTACTATTCCTAAGGCATGGGGTAGCGTAATAGCAGGATTTAATTTATTATCTTCTTCCGATTGGGAGGCTGCAGGATTCTACGACGTAGTAACACCAAGTTACGATTCAGTAACTCAATACTTAGGAGACCTAGAGTGGGATGCGGATAGTAGTACTTTTACTTATCCCGTAATAAATAGAACTTGGACACAAACAGTAGCTGAACTTAAAGAGGCAAAGATTGCGAACCTAAAGGCTATCTATAATAGAAAACTATCCGAGACGGATTGGTATATTATAAGAGAAGCAGAAGGTGGAACTGCGACACCTCAATCTATATTAGACGATAGAGCAGCATTAAGAACTGAATGTGCAACTAAAGAAGGGGAGATTAACGCTAAAACAACTAAAGCAGCGGTAGTTTCTTATTCTTTACCAAATCTTGACTAATGGGATTTAATAAAAAATTCTTTACAACGGGAGGTATTGTAGCCTCTCAACCTGCAGCAGCAGCAGCATTTGACCCTTTACAAAACTTTGAAACTGTAACCTATACAGGAAATGGTGGTACACAAAAGATAACAGGGTATATAAGAAAAGGTGCTGCTTTTAATGGGAGTAGTAGTATAATTACAACGTCTTTAGATTTTGATACGTTAACTGATTATTCTGTTTCAATGTGGATAAATACTCCTGAAGCGGTGAATGATTTTTTTGGAGGAACGATTGATAGTGGAGCTAAAAATGGTATTTATTTTGCAGTTAATTCTGACTCTACTATTAGGTGGTATGAAAGGGATAATTCAGTTGCAGGTACAGTTACCGAATTAAACTCTACAGACACAATTACTCTTAATTCTTGGCATCATATAGTTTTTGTAAGAGATGGTGGTACAAATTATATATATGTAGATAATGGCACACCTGCTTCTGCATCTAATTCTACAATAACTCACGCTGCAGGGTTTACTTTAGGTAGGGCAGGTAATTATACTGTAAAATATTGGGAAGGAAAAATAGACCAAGTAAGAATCTTTGACAAAGCATTAAGCAGCGGAGAAGTAACTACTCTATCTAATGAAACCTACGCAAGTAGTACTAAATCAACTACGGATATATTTTCAGATGGTTCAGGTGTTGCTTTATATGAGTTAGATGAGGATGCTAATGATACCGCAGGAGCAGGTAATAATGGGAAGTTTGGAGATGCTGCTTTTTTTAATGGGAGTAGTAGTTATATAGATATTCCCACTATACCAAATATTACAG